TTGCTGTACGTGCCAACTCAAATCTTCTCTGTTCCACTTGTGCAGTCAAAGCACTTTCCGTCCTTGCTAATTCTTCCCTTAATTTAGATTTCTGTGCCAAGTGTTCACCTGTTCCAAAAACACCCGCTTGATTATAAACCTTGTCTAATTCTTCCTGTGCTCGTTCGTAATTCTCCCTTGTCCTGCGAAGTGCTGCGTCATAGTAAGCGTCACCTGCGGTTGGGTATAACTCTGCGGCAGGGGTTGTTAAAATATTACCTAATTCTAACTGTGCCTGTTTGCCGAGTTCTGTTAATCCACCTGGGCCACCTTCAGTTTGTGCTAAAATCTTTTGTCGTATATCCTCTATACTCGAAGGCATTTGAAATTCAGGCGAAGGAATTGCTGCTGAACCTAATAATGAACCTGCGCCCAATATGTTTCGAGGAGTGATAATTTCTTTAGCTTGTTCTCCGAAAGTTTTAGGAGCTACTTCTCCTGCTCCTGGCGTTCCAGGAACTCCAGGGATATTTGGTAGCGCTCCAGGAGTAGGTGTTCCTGGCAATCCTGACGGTAATTTGCTAGGCCCTGTCGGTGGCACTGACCCAATTAAAGGAGCAATTCTTGAGGTAGCCCCTAATCCCATTCTGGTAGCTTCTGATAGTCCTGCTCTTGTAAGATTGGGAGTAGTAGGAGTAACTATGCCACTTGTTATCATTCCAGGTGCAAGTGCCCCAGTTGTTCCTAAAACTCCTGATTTTATTGCTCCTGGTGCAAGTGCTCTTGTTACGCCTGATAAAGCACCGCCTTTACCAAATCCAGGTAAAGACCCTAATGCACCTTGAAGCACTGCTTGTCCACCACTTAATGTTTGACCTATGATACCGCCACCAAGTTGTTTAGAAGCCTCTACCGCAGACTTAAATCCTGCACCAGATTGCCCTAATTTTCCACCAGCGAAAGATAAACCACCTGAAATAAGTGACCTACCTATATCACCTGTTTTCTTAAAAGTCCTGCCACCACTATAAGCACCAGCTAATAGAGGCCCGACACCTGGGATTAAAGATAAGGCAGCAGGGGCAACGACATTTTTTAGAACATCTCTCGCCTTCTTCCACCTGATGTTATCCTCGTCTTCATGTTCAGAATTTTTAGCTATGAGTTCATGGAGTTCGTGCTGCATTGTAGTAGCGTCTAATTCTGCGACAGAGGTTTTTCTTACATATGCCTCACCTGTTTCTTTGTTTGCGAAACCCAAAGCGGTTTTTAAGGTTTCCTTGTCCACTTCTGAAAATTGTTTGTGCAAATCCTCAAAATCCTTGTCGCTTAAAACTTGTATAGTATAAATTTCCTTCTTCATTTAATCCCCCTTTGTAGTTTGACCAAAACATTGCTTTTATTATTCTTAAATCTGTTCCACCTGATTTTTTCTACCTTGGGGAAGTTAGATTTTATATATGTCCTAAACCTATGCCAAATCTCATAGGATAACTTTGGATTATCAGGGTGCTTATCGGTGATTAAATGGTCTATGATACAGAGGTTTCCGTCCTCGTTATCATCTTCCACACTCCACATATTGTCCCTGAAATACTTTTCTTCTTCGCCTTTGTTGCATATATAAAAGGATAGTGTGCATACTAATCTCTCTCCTTTAAAGAAAGGTATTAGTCTACCCCTATCCAGCATTTTTTCGTAATAAGTTTTATCCATTATGTAATCCTCTCTACCGTAATATGTAAGTCATATTCAGGTGCGCCACCTTCACCAGCAACAGTTGTAGCGTAAGTTATCGCAGCAGCAGTTGATGAAATAAATACGGTTCCCTGCGAGGCGTTGCCCTCTCCTGTTAAATCCACCTGTGAAGCAGGAGATGAAGATTGCGCCTGAACTGCATCTGTCCAGCCAATCGTTGCATCCAATGTGCCGCCACTTCCAGCACTTGAACACACCATATAAACACTAACCCTATATAATCCAGCAGCAGCAGGGGTGTATAAAGTAGTAGCTCCAATCGAAGCTAACTGTCCTGTCAGAGAAATAGTCTTAACTATTGTTGCTTGCCCTATTCCCGATACGTTCCACTCGATAAACTGCCAAGTGGAATTAGTGGTATCATAAAAATAAAATCTCCTTACTGTCCCCGATATGTATAAAAGGTGTTCTCCGTCCTCTCCTGTGTGGGTAGGAACGGTTGAAACCACCCTCATTTGATACCTGCCAAGATTAAGGATATTAGATATATTGTTTAATATCTCTAACAAAGAAACATCTTTCCTTAAACTTCTGGAAAGTTCTACGCTGGCAACCTTCAACTTGTAGCCCTATCCTGTATACTCACACCCAGTGGAGTCGGATCGCCGTATAATTCTATTGAATATATCGTAGGTGCTGGGTTTCCCGAATTATCCTTTAATTTAATCTGTAACATATTGTTTATATTCCCTATATCAAAAGTAGCTATCTTACCAAAAGCTAATTCGTCATTATGGTCATAATTAAAGTTCTGTGATGTTAGCCAAGATACGTTCCAATCAAAACGATATTCAAAACCTATGTTTATAGTGGAAGCCGATGTTATCTCTTTAACATTTACCCCCAATAAGAGGTTTTTATTAAGGAGCGCTACGCCCTCTTGTTTTATCTTCCCTGATACCCAGTAAGCATTTATATCCGTTCCATCATCATCGTCCCCTGACTCCTGAAGCCAAGTATATCCAGTATATCCAGTGCAATATAGTTTTCTGACTTTGTTTGTCGCAACAGCATAGATGCTACTTGCGAAAATCTGTCCGTCATAAGGAAAGATACCACCTACCCTATAATCAAATACAAACGCATAAGCTACTGATGTATCCGTTCCCAACACGCAGTATAAGATATATTCCGAAGTGCCGCTTTTCACTGCTGCGTGGAATAAATCAACATATCTTAAATTCATATCAGCAAAAGACAAGGGCTGGTCATCGGAAGATTCAAATAAATCATTGGTTTCCTCTATTAAAAAATCGTGGATAACCTGAACATTATATCCATCAAGAATAACTAATTTTTTCTCGGTAGTTAAAAACATTAAAACCGTTCCTATCTCCCCACCCATATCCACTTCTTTAATAACATAATGGGAAGGAGAGCCAATGCCCGCTATTTGGTCTACTTGAAACGTCGGGGAAGAACCAAGAAAGGTTATTCTGAAAATAGAATACCGTTTAAATATATAGAGCTTCCCTTTAAGTATCCTGACGCCTGTAATCACATCTCCATCGGAGGTATCAAAAGCGTTACTGAATGTGTTAGCCGCTGGCCATGTAGTATAATCTCCCACAGCTGAATATCGCCCATTATTAGGTGAACCTCTGATACCGAAGATAAAAGCATATTTCTTCCAGATTATCAGAAACTTCCCTATGGGAGCAGCGGATACAGTAGAAACATCCCCCGTTCCTATGTAAGTGTATAATCCTAAATCACTATTTATTAAAGCCCTACCCGATTGCCAGTCTGCCATAGTCCAAAAACGGGACGCTGTAATTGTAAAAGCAGTAGCACTATAAGCAGAAGTTTCAGGTGTGAAATCAGCAATATGTCTCGCTATACCTTTT